ATTAATAAAAAAGAGCATAGCTTGTGGGTGGAGAAATACCGCCCACAAACTCTTGCTGATTATGTTGGTAATGCAACAATCAAAGAAACTATCCAACAATATTTGGATAATAACGATATTCCACATTTACTACTTTATGGCAAAGCGGGTACAGGTAAAACTACATTAGCAAAGTTAATCGTAAACACAATCAAATGTGACCATATGATTATCAATGCATCGGATGAAAACAATGTGGATACCGTTCGTAATAAAGTAAAGAACTTCGCATCATCGGTAGGTTTTGCAGGATTTAAGGTTGTAATTTTGGATGAGTTTGATTATATGACTCCAAACGCACAAGCAATCCTTCGTAACTTAATGGAAACATTCAGTAAGCATTGTAGATTTATCTTAACCTGTAATTACATTGAGAAAATCATTGACCCGATTCAGAGTAGATGTCAATCATTTGCAATCATACCTCCAACTAAAAAGGATGTAGCAATTCAAGTAAGTAAGATATTAGATGCTGAAAAGATTACATATGATATTAAGAATGTAGCTGATATCGTAAGTTCATACTATCCAGATATTCGTAGAATCTTAAACACTTGCCAATTACAATCCGCTAAGGGAGAATTGAAAGTAGATAAAGCTATTATGGTTGAATCTGATTTCAAAACAAAATTAGTTGAAGCTCTTAAAGGTAATGATGATAAGAGAAATCTATATCTAAAAACCAGACAAATGGTATTAGATAATCAGATGAATGATTATACTGAAATGTATACATACCTTTATGATAAAGTAGATGAGTATGCGGGTGGAAATACTGCTAATGTTATATTAGCAATTTCAGAATCTCAATATAAGGATTCATTAGTAGTAGATAAAGAAATTGTTTTCGCATCTCTATTGATACAAATTATAAACAATATAAAATAAATAAAATGCAAAACGGACAACAACCCCCAATGCCAAACTTTAGCTTAAATGATACCAGAGATATTCCTTGTGAATGTGGTAATCTAATCTTTATGCAGGGTATGAGATTCAAAAAAGTTTCTCGTTTAATTACCGGCGAAGCTAAAGATTCAATTATTCCTATTGAAGTATTTTTATGTACTCAATGTGGTAAGTCATTACAAGAATTGATGCCTGATGAGTTGAAGGATAAAAAAGTAATCGAATAGTATGGCTGGTAAATCATTATTTGACCATATTAAGGCGATAACAAACGAACAAGACCCAAAGTACTTTGAGCAATTATCGGAGGAGGATAGAAAGAGTTGGAGTAATTTTATGATTAACCGATTTCTTTCTATGAATCCCGATTGGATTGAACTTATTGCATCTATACTACCTTTGACTCAATCACTTGAGCCAAAGGATATGTATAAGTTGTATATCAATGTTATCCCCAAAGGTAGATATTTTCTAAAGTATATGAAAGGAAAATCTGCAGAAAAATATGAAGATTTTGTAGTTACTCTCATAAAAAATGAGTACCTATGTTCTGAGCATCAAGCTAATGAATATCTTGAAGTTCTTTATGCAAGTAGAGAGGGTAGAGAGAATATTAAGTACATTTGTGAGAAGTATGGTGTAGAGAAAAAACAAATAACGAAGCTAAAATTAAAGATATAATATTTGGAAAAATGGAATAAAATTCGTATATTTGTACTATAAACAAATAATATGGCAAGAGTTTCATTTTCCCAATATAGTATGTGGAGTGGTTGTCCGCTTCAATATAAGTTAAGCTACATAGATGGCTTATCCGAATCAACTTCCAATATACATTCGGTATTTGGTTCAGCAATGCACGAAACTTTGCAAGAATATTTAAGTAGATGCCTTCGTATTTCTAAATCACAAGCTGATAAGAATATGAATACAAAAGAATTCCTCAAAGAAAAAATGAGAGAGTTTTTTGTTAAGGAATCTAATGATGGAGCAGACCCCATTTGTTCCAAAGAGGAGTTAGTTGAGTTTTTAGAGGATGGATATCTTATTTTAGATTATTTTCAGAAATCTAAAAACTTCAACAATTTCTTCTCATTAAAAGATGATGAGTTAGTTGCAATTGAGCAACCCATCAACACTAAGATTTTGGAAAATGTAAACTTTATGGGGTTCATTGACTTTATTGTTAGAAGTAAAAAGACAGGTAGATATCGTATTACTGATTTCAAAACATCTACTAAAGGTTGGAGTAAGTATCAAAAATCTGACCCAATTAAAAATTCACAAATCCTATTATATAAAAAGTTTTATGCTGAGTTAATTGGTATATCACCTGATATAATTGATGTAGAATTTATTATCCTCAAAAGAAAGGTAGCCGAAGTAGAAGATTTTACAATACCTCGTATCAGTAGACATGTGCCAGCAAGTGGAAAACCATCAATTAATAAAGCATGGAAAGGGTTTAGTGAGTTTGTAGAAAGTGTATTTGATTCGGAAGGTAAGTATAGAACCGATGTTGAGTATCCTAAAAAACCATCAAAGTTATGCCCTTGGTGTGAATTTAAACAAAGAGGAATTTGTGACGGAAAATAATTTTATATATATATATTTATATATAAATTATAATAACAATGGCAAACCTAAAATTAACTACGGTTAAGGTTATAAGAGAGTTATACGATACGGATTTTAAAATGGCTACAATTACAGGTGGTATCAATTTTCAAAAGCTCGTTAACAGAACCTTAGACCTTTATGTAAAAAACGAAAAATTTAGAACACAAGTGAACGACCACAAAGAGTTACAAATAAGTGGTTCACAATTTTAAGAAACAAAAAAAAGTTATGGCAAAAAAGAAAATTCTGTTACTTTCCGATGATTTACGAATGGCTAGTGGTATAGCCAATGTTTCCAAACAATTGGTATTGGGAACAGTCGATAAATATGATTGGGTACAATTGGGAGCAGCAATCAAACACCCAGAAGCGGGTAAAGTATTTGATTTAAATGAAGATGTAAGAGCTAGAACAGGTGTAGCAGATGCAAATGTAAAAATCTATCCATTCGATGGATATGGTAATGCAGATGTTATTCGTCAATTATTGATGATTGAAAGACCAGATGCTATCTTACACTTTACTGACCCAAGATATTGGATTTGGTTATATGATATCGAACATGAAATCAGACAAACTACTCCATTATTCTTTTACCACATTTGGGATGATTTACCAGACCCAAAATATAATAGAGATTATTACGAAAGTTGTGATTGGATTGGAACTATTTCAAAACAAACTTATGGTATTACTAAAAGAGTTTGGGGATGGGATAAAGAAAAACATTGGACACCACCTGCTGATTGGCAAGTGAGTTATGTACCACATGGTATCAATTCGGAATTATACAAACAAGTCGAAGTTCCAAAAGATTTTAAACAATCAATTTTAGGTGATAAAGAATACGAATTTATCCTTTATTGGAATAATCGTAATATCAGAAGAAAACAACCTGTTGATGTTGTTTTAGCGTTTAATAAATTTGTAGAAGCTTTACCTGAAGATAAAAGAGATAGTGTATGTTTATTAATGCATACCGAACCTGTACAAGAGCATGGTACTGATTTACCTACTACAATCGAACATTGTTGTTTACCAGAAACAAATGTAATATTTGCAAATAATCGATATACCGAAGAGCAATTGAATTGGTTATATAATATGGCTGATGTAACAATCAATATCGCATCTAACGAAGGATTTGGATTAGCAACCGCAGAATCGGTAATGGCAGGAACTCCTATCATTGTAACGGTTACGGGTGGATTACAAGACCAATGTGGATTTAGAGATAAAGGTACAGGTAAGTTATTAACTGCTGAAGATTATGTAGAGATTGGTTCATTACATGATAGACACAAAAAAGCAGGTGTAGTTTGGGGAGATTGGGTTAAACCAATTTGGCCAGTTCGTTCAACAACAGGTTCAGTTCCTACTCCATATATCTTTGATGATAGAGTTGATTTTGAAGATGTATCTCCATTGATTATGGATTGGTATAGAATGGGTAAAGAAGAAAGAACTAAAGCAGCTTTAAAAGGTAGAAAACATTTCTTAGGAGAAGGATTGTTAAGTAGAGAAGCAATGTGTAACGCATTAGTAGATGGTATGGAGGGAGCATTTGAAAATTGGACACCAAAACAAAGATTTAAAATAATAGAGTTATAGTATGAGCAAACCAACATTAGTATTTCAGGCGCCGGTAGCAACGAGAAGTGGATACGGCGACCATGCAAGAGATTTATTACAATCTCTATATAAATTAGATAAGTTTGAAATTAAAGTAATTAGTACTCGTTGGGGGCAAACTCCGATGGATGCATTGAATTACGATAACGAATTTCATAAATGGATTCTTGATAATATGATTGGAAAAATCGAAGAGAAGCCCGATGTATATATGCAAGTTACAGTTCCAAATGAATTTCAACCATTAGGTTATTATAATGTAGGTATTACAGCCGCAATTGAAACAACTGCATGTGCTATGAATTGGATTGAAGGATGTAATAGAATGGATTTAATAATTACACCATCCGAACATGCTAAATTAAGTTTAATAGGAACGGTTTATAATGAAACTGATAGAAACACAAATCAAATAATTAGACAAATTAGAATTGAAAAGCCGGTTGAGGTTTTATTTGAAGGATTTGATGAATTAGATTTTGGAACTGAGCATGTTGCACATATTACCGAATTGGATTCAATAAAAGAAGAGTTTGCTTTCTTATTTGTAGGACATTGGCTAAGAGGTGATTTGGGAGAAGATAGAAAGAATGTGGGAATGATGATTAAAACATTCGCAATGGCATTCAAAAACGAAAAGGTTAAACCTGCATTGATTCTAAAAACATCATCAGCTGGATTCTCAATTAGAGATAGAGAAGATATGGTTAAAAAGATTAGAGCTGTATTAGGTTCTGATTACAAAAAAGTTTCTGTTTATCTTTTACATGGAGATTTGACTCAATCGGAAATGAATGGGTTATATGAACATCCAAAAGTAAAAGCAATGATAAACTTTACAAAAGGTGAAGGATTTGGTAGACCACTATTAGAATTCAGCTTGACGGGTAAGCCGGTGATTGTATCTAATTGGAGTGGGCATATCGACTTCTTAAAAGAAGGAGCAGTATTATTGGAAGGTGAACTAAAGGAAGTACATGAATCAGCTGCAGATGATTTCTTATTGAAAGAATCTAAATGGTTTAATGTGAATGTATCAAAAGCATTACCTAAAATTAAAGATGTTTATAAGAATTATGATAAGTACAAAATAGAAGCTTTTCAATTAGGTAAGCAAAACAAACAAAACTTTAGTTTATCAAAAATGACCCAATTATTTGATACTATTTTGACTCAATATGGTATTTATAATAAGAAGCCAAAGCTTCAACCAATGAAGTTACCTAAGCTAAAAATGGTACAAAAATAATGCAAAGCTATAATCCCATATATCGTAAATTTATAGATGATAGAAATCAAATTATCCCTAGTCAAATGGTTAGGGCCAGTTTTTATCTCATAAAAGAATACCAATATGTGGATGGTACTAAAGGTAGATTTAACGAAACAACTGCACCTATAATATACACATTATTTGTTTCTAAAGCAAAAGATATAGTACATTGTGTAAAGGTATCGAATATTAGACCTGAATTGATTAAACGATTTTTTGGCAAATTTGTAAATGAAGAAACTGAAGAACTACAAATGAAAGGTGGAGCTAAAGCATTTTATCAAAAAGTAGTTAGTACAGTTCCAATTGTTACAAATGAAGCATATAGAACATATAAATTAAGTGGTTTATCAAAAGTTATAGAATTAAATATGGATGTGGATAAACTTACACCATCAACTAAAACTGTAACATCGGTTGATATAAAAACACAAATTAAAAATAAATAGGTTACATGAAATTAAGTTACGCAATTACAGTTTGTAATGAATTTGAAGAAACGATAACTTTACTTACTCAACTTTGGAATTACAAAGGAGAGAGTTCGGAAATCGTTGTATTATTAGATACACCAAAGGCATCGCCTGAATTAATCGAATATTTAGAAGTACAAGCAAGCGCAGATAAGATTACTTTAATTGAATCTGAATTTAATCACGACTTTGCTGCTTGGAAAAACTTTCTTAATTCATATTGTAAAGGTGAATGGATATTCCAATTGGATGCAGATGAACATTTGGATGTTAATTTCATTCATAATTTAGAAGAGATATTGGATACTAATGATACTGATTTAATATTAGTACCTCGTATCAATATAGTAAATGGAATAACTGAAGAACATATTCAGAAATGGGGCTGGAAGCAAGATGAAAAAGGATATATTAATTTTCCTGATTTCCAAACTCGTATTTACAAAAATGATAAAAAGCTATTTTGGGAAAGTAAAGTACATGAACAAATCAAAGGAATTGAAACATATACTAATTTACCAATAGATGAAGTATATTGTATTAGGCATATCAAAAATATAGATAGACAAGAAAAACAAAATAGTTACTATGGCGAAATTGATAATATTTGATTTAGATGGGGTATTAGTAGAAGCTAAGCAAATACACTTTGATACTTTAAATACCGCCCTATGGGAAATCGGACAAAGTAACAAATATGTTATTTCAGAAGCTGAGCATTTATCAATCTACGATGGATTGAAAACTAATCAAAAGTTAGAATTACTTACTCAAAACAAAGGATTACATCCAAACACATATCAAACAGTTTGGAATAGAAAGCAGCAATTAACTATTGAAGCTATATCCGAATTACAACCAGATTTAGAGAAGATTGAATTGTTTAAAGAACTTCGTAATAGAGGTTATAAGTTAGCATGTGCTTCAAACTCAATTAGAAGGTCTGTGTTGGTTATGTTAGCAAAGATAGGTATAATTGAGTATATGGACTTAATTATCTCTAATGAGGATGTAAAGAACTCCAAACCACATCCTGAAATGTATTGGAAAACAATGAGTATGATGGGAGTGTTGCCGGAAGAAACTCTTATAGTAGAAGATTCTCCACATGGGTTATTGGCAGCAAGTAGAAGTAGAGCAAATGTTTTAAGAGTAGATTCTCCAAAAGATTTGGTATTGTCAAAAATTATTCGTAAATTAGAGGAAACAAATAAAAATATGAGTATTCCAAAATGGCAAGGTGGTAAGTTGAATGTATTGATACCAATGGCAGGAGCAGGAAGTAGATTCCAAGCAGCTGGATATACATTCCCAAAACCACTAATTGATGTTGAAAACAAACCAATGATTCAGGTGGTTGTTGATAACCTAAACATAGAAGCTACATACATTTATGTAGTACAAAAAGAACATAGAGAGAAATATAACTTAGATACTTTATTAAACCTAATAACTCCTAATTGTAAAATTGTAGAAGTAGATGGTTTGACTGAAGGAGCAGCGTGTACTACTCTATTAGCTAAAGAACATATTGATAACGATGCACCATTGGTTATGGCAAACTCTGACCAATTTGTAGAGTGGGATAGTAATGAGTTTATGTATAAGATGATTGAGCAAAAAGTAGATGGAGGTATCTTAACATTTACAGCAACACATCCTAAATGGTCATTCGCCAAAGT